TAATTACCTCTAAAATTGATGATTGTTTTTTTGCTGGTTTTTGAATCTTATACATTTTGGTGTCATGTCTTGGGGCAACAAATTTGTTTATAGATTCATTTGTGATGTAAGAGTTGAAACACTTGATAAAAGCATTAAGCATATATCTTTGGGTTCCATAGTGCCTCTTTCTGAAATGTGGATCTGATAGCTGATTTCTAAAAGAAAGCACAACACTGTCTGGAGGTAAGTTTGCTCCTAACGTCACGCAGTCCCAAAACTCCCAGATTTGCATATCTGACCAGCCAGCGTCTAAAAGCAAAATAGAAAGAACAAGTCCAAGACTCATAGAAAAACATTTAAAGTTTTTGTGCTTTTTCTTGACCACTGAAAGCAAAGCCTCAATTTCTTCTTGCCTATCTTTGTAAATAGCTAAGACATCACTGGTAGAGGGTTGTTGAATTGCCGCACCACTCCAAGCTTTTTCTGGAAATTTCTGGTAACAAATGTAAATTTTCAAAGCGGCAGAAACAGTCCGACCATGCTCACTGCCAAGAATATCTAAAGCGTCACCAGTGGATCGTTTAGAACCAGTATCAACGACATCAAAGATACCAGCGTCCATATTGGTGGCAACCATCATTTTGACAGTTTGGCGTGTTTGCAATATTGCAGCCAGTCTGTGTTGACCATCAATTAAATTGCCATCTGCGTCAAAAGCAATGCCTTGATTTGTTACTTTCCATTCACCTTTTTCAATAGCGTCAGATAGCTTTTCAAGGTGTGTATATCTGATGGGTCTGTTGTTCTTGTTTCTGTGAGCAAGAATCTTTTTTGCCATGTCTGGTGTAATATCCATGACCTCAAACTTAGGTTTGGTGTCTTTTTCAAATGCGACATTAAATCCATTTGGGTGGGGTGAGTGTTTGGATTCCCTCTGGACAGGCGTTTGTGTAGCCTCGCCACTGCTTTGTTGAAGTTGCTTCAAGTATTTCTTGAAGTGTCTGCTCTTGGAGTTCATAGCCTTTGTTGATGAAAGATTGTGAAAGTTGATAAATGCCTACTGAATAAGGCCATACTTTTTCTACTGCAATGAATATGAAGCGTTTAGCTCCAGTTGCTTGCAAATAGTGGGCTGCTTGTAAATGGTACAAAAAATTGCAAATTGTTTTTGTAAATTTGTCAGGGCTTGCACCACCCTCAGCAGTTGTTTTGAGGTCGATCACCATGTCGTCAACCACATAGTCACAGCGGGCCTTACATGGCAAGCCTGTTCCACTGTGAGTCCACCAGTAAGATTGTTCTGCCTTACCAGAGGTGTCATCAATGACATATTTTTTTGCAAAATCATTTCTGCTCAGGGCATTGTATATGCCCATAAATTGTGTCATTTCTGCTGTTGTAAAAGTTTCTCTGCCGCTTTCTGCAAGTTGCAGAGCTAACTTCTTGCCCTCTTTGGATCGTTTATCGTCCAGAAGGGCATATCTCTCAGGAAAGAGTTTTGGTTCAAGACAAAAGCAATGAACCATTGATCCAACTCTCATGGCAGGGGTGACAATACTGGGTGGGTTATCTTTGCCAAACTTTTTCTGGTATAAAGCTTCCAGCCCATTTGTGATGCCATATTTCAAATCACTGGCAGCGTAGTCTTTTGCGGCTCTATATATATGTTCTGGAACATCATGGCCTTGAATATGATCTATCATTTGACCACCTTGAGAAAGTTTCTTTTGCCATAAGCTTCAATAAAGAATGGACTCTCAGGGCCATACTGTAAAACTAAGTCTGGAAAGGTTCTGAAGATTTTGGCCTTGTTGATGGGATCAGCAGCAAGACCAGCTTCAGCTAGTTTTCTGTGAAAGTGGCCACCATGTAAGATGGCCATTTCAAGAGTTTTTGTAAAATCGTCTGGTTTCATAAGCTATAGTATGAGTGCGTCTTGGTGTTGACGCTTAGGTGAAAGTTGAATACTCCCAAAGGTCAGGGGTGGTCTTTGGGGGTATTTTTTTGATATTTCTCTGGTATCAAAGGAACCAGTAATTCAAGAAAATGCTTTTTGATCTTTTGCCAATTTATCTGTAGAACAGTGTGGTTTAGATCAACGTCTGACTTGCTGTAATCCCTGTATTCAGAGAACTTATAGTTTTCCATAAAAGAGTCCCATTCAATCATCAAAGGAAGGTCACGCAGTTCTCCAAGCTCAAAGCAGTTGAGCATATCTTTTTTAAACTTTTTATGGTCAACCAGAACTAAACTAAGTTTGTGGTTGTAGGGATTTAGAGAAAGAGAACAGCAAACAAAAGTCTTTGAATCAAAGGATCTGTAAACTTTTTTGCCAATAAGGTCGTTGTGATGGATCATTTCTGTTGCTCCACCCTTTCAAGCTGTTCTTCCAAATAATGAAGTTGCTCTCTATACTTATCAAAAGACTTTTTGGCCTCTCTTGACGCAATAGGGTCGTCTTGGCGTGTCCAAGTATCCATAGCAGCTTGCATTAGTTTGTGTGTTTCTGTGTAATCTTTTTGAAGTTTTGCAAGTGCATCATTGTCCTTAAAATAATGTTTTAGATTTATTGGACATATTTCAACAGGAATTTTGATACTAATATCAACTGCCTTAAAAACTCTAGCAGTGCCTTTTAGACCCATTGGATCTTCTTTGGTGTATTCTTTCTTGTCCCAGTTCTGGCGAAAATGCCAGATAGGATAAGGACAATCATTTAGCCATTTAGTCAAAGCTTCATTAGTGAAGTCAAGGCGGTTTAGGTGTTCTTGGTTCATTTTGAATAATAGGTGGCACAGGCCATAGGGATTTGATTTACTAGACA